ATCTTGGAGAAGAAGTTATGTTTTTCGTTGTTGGTTCTGGCTTAGTGTCTGCAGCGAGCCTTGCTATTCTACAGCAGATTAAGCACAAGAAAATTACTCTATTCTATATTCAGCCTAAGGTTAACAACCTTACCGGTACAAAAAAGAAGCTAGAAAAGGTTGCGTTTGGGGTTCTGCAGCAGTATGCTAGATCAGGTCTGATTGACGAGGTGGTTTTGATAAGTAACCAAAAGATCGCAAATATGATTGGCAATCTTCCTGTCATAGGTTACTTCACTAAGATAAACGAAATGATTTCTTCTACAATTCACTTTATTAATGTTTTTGAGAGATCTAAGCATGTGTACGGAATCTTGGAAGAAAAAGAAAATGTTTGCAGGATTTCAACTATCGGGCTACTAGATATCACGAACTCGGAGGAGAAAGTCTTCTACGACTTAGACCTGGTAAGAGAGAAGGAATATTTTTATGCTCTTAGCAATAGTAAACTACTTAGTGAGTCTAACTTGGTAGCAGAGATCGAAGAAAGCATGCAACACAAAAAAGAAAATTCCTTGACAAAAATCTCATACCGGTTATACTCCACTGAGTACGAAACAGAGTTCGGATACTGTAGATTCCGGACTTCCAAAGTACAGGGGGAATAGTGAAAGCATATTTAGGATCGTTCGTTAAGAACGATGGAACAATTAGAAAAATGTATTTTGTAAAGCTAGAAGATCTTGAGGCGGCAAAGCCAGGATTCCTCAATGCTAGAACGACAGGGACAGGAACATCTCCTACACAGGAACCTGGTAGAGAGCTTGTCTGGGACCTGCAAGCAAAAAACTTCAGGGTGTTTAACTATAACACCCAGAGTGGAGAGCTTCTTACTTTCCAATATGATGAAAATAAATTAGTTTGACAAGTTTAGCGTGAGAGAATATTAGCTCTCACGACTATAGGGTAGCCACCCAAATCTAACAAATAGGAGAAAGAAAATGGCTATTAATCTAGATAAGATGCGTGCTAAGATGGATCGACTTGAGGGCAAGAACGCTCGCAAGGAGAGTATTTTTTGGAAGCCTAGCGATGGTGAGCAGACCATTCGTATCCTTCCAGTAGCGGACGGAGATCCCTTTAAGGAGTTCTGGTTCCACTACAACCTCGGCAACAACCGTGGTTTCTTGAGTCCAAAGCGTAATTTTGGTGAGGATGATCCTCTCAATGATTTCGTTCGAAAGCTCTTCAACGAGGGCACAGAGGATTCTGTAAAGATGGCAAAGAACCTTATGGCACGCCAGCGTTTCTTCTCACCAGTAATCGTTCGTGGTGAGGAGGAGAAGGGAGTTCGCCTTTGGGGCTACGGTAAGATGGCCTACAAGGAGCTTATCAGCCTTGCCCTGAACCCTGACTATGGCGATATTACTGACCCAGACTCTGGAACTGATCTTGTGATTAAGTACGGAAAGCCGCCTGGAGCGTCCTTCCCGCAGACAAACATCACGCCACGTCGTCGTCCGTCGCCACTTAGCACGAACGCAGACTTGACCGCAGAGTGGGTCAATGGAGTTCCTGACTTTGATGCTGCATTCGCAGACTCTCGCAAGACGCCAGCAGAGGTTGGCCAGATGCTTGATGAGTGGTTGGCTGGAGAAGCAGATGCGTCTGAAGGCCGAGAGACTGAACGCTACGGAAGTTCTCCTAGCAAGTCTTCTGTGGATCAAAAGCTGAATGAGCTTCTAGGACAAGAAGTTCCGTTCTAAACTTCCCCCCGCCGCAGGAAGGCACGGGCTGAAAAGTGAACAAAAGCTTTTCTAATAGGTGTCTTTTTATCTTTAATGGAGTAAAAAAAAGTGATTACAAATGTATATAAGTCTCTAAACCTAGGGACAATTCTTTGTGGGCTGTTTCTTATTGGTTGTTCCTCAAAGGATGGAGAGGATACTTCCGATACCTCCTCCGAGGACACTGAGGTAGTTGAGGAAACCGAGACTACTGAAGAGACTGAGACACCTACAAGCCCAGTGGAGACCGGCGATACAGCGGTTACAGACACGGGTTCTACAGACACAGGTACCGTAGAGTAAAGTAAACACCACAGGGGGGCATGGGTTATAGATGTCCCACTTTCAGAAAAGGAGTAAAAATGAACATATCTGAAATTTTTAGTAATGGGTACGTTAGAATGGCACTGGCAGCAGTTGTTTCCTTCGCCTTCGCATCCTTTGTCTTTCAGGCAAGCGGTGATGAAGTTCAGGTAGCGACTAACTCTGAGACAGAAACGGTTGAGTCCACCACCGTACCAGCTACAATCGTAACTGAGCAGAATGACCAGGAGATTAATAACAATGAAATTTTAGAGGTCACTGTTACTGGCGAAACCACTAGCAACTGATTATACTAATATACCGCAGGGAGGCACGGGTTACAGGTGCCTCATATTTTTTTTATGGGAGCTAGTATGGCACGAGGAAAGGTTAAAACAGGCAATGTCTCTATGAGCGACATGATGAAGAGACTAAATAAGAAGTATGGTATGGAGGTCGCTCACGACTTGAATCAAGAGAATCCTACAGAAGTCAAGGGTTGGATCCCAACTGGCTCTCGATGGCTAGACTCGATTATATGTAAGGGTCAGAAGGCTGGCATTCCTATTGGTAAGATATCGGAAATCGCCGGGCTTTCAGCAACTGGTAAAAGTTATATGGCAGCTTGCATTGCTGCAGAGGCACAAAAGCAGGGCATCTATGTAGTCTACTTCGACTCAGAAAGTGCCATCGATCCTGCCTTCCTGTCGAAAGCTGGGATTAACACAGATCCAGATTGCTTTATGTATATTCAGGCCATTACCGTTGAGCAGGTGCTTGAGATGGTTGAGGAGTTTCTCGGAATGGAGCGAAGAATGCTATTTATCTGGGATTCTATTGCAAATACTCCGACAGATTCAGACAAAGAAGGGGGCTTCAATCCAAACGCCAGTGTCGGCAAAAAGGCAAGAACGCTTTCTCTCGCCTTTCAGAAGCTCACTATCCCTCTAGCCAACGCAGAATGCACCTTACTGTGCCTAAACCAGCTTAAGCAGAAGATCGCTTCTACTCACGCAGAGAAAATCGAAGTCATGTCAGAGCCGTACACCACGCCGGGTGGCAAGTCACTTGTATATGCGTCTTCTCTTCGTATTTGGTTGACCAAGCGTAAGTCAAAGTCTGCTTTTGTTACTGACGAGAACGGCTTTACGATTGGCTCTGAGGTTAAGGCAACTCTAAAGAAGTCTCGTTTTGGGACAGAGAGACGCCAGTGCACCTTCCAGATTACCTGGGGCGATGATGAGGTTAGGATCATGGACGAAGAGTCATGGTTTGAGGCGATCAAGGGCTCAGAGTTTATTAAGCAAAGCGGAGCTTGGTATACTCTTGTCTATGACAATGGGGAAGAGCAGAAATTCCAAGCTACGAGGTGGATGGAGTATTTGCGAGATCCTAGGTTCAGACAGCGAGTTGAAGAGTTGATGGACATCGAGGTCATTGGCAAGTATAAGGATAGGATAGGGGACATTACTGCATTCGAAGATATTGATGCAGGAGCAGAAGACTAAACTATAAAGGAAGCGTGACCGAGTGGTTTTATATGCCATTTCGTTTAATCTAGACTATTTATTGATAGGAGGTTATCGAAATGCCCATGAACAAACTCTGCCCTGCTTGCGGCCAGTCATACAATAGGTATGGAAAAACGTGTAGCAAAAAGTGTTCTAACGACTTAAAAAGAAGGGAGAAGGTCGATCTTTGGTTAGAGGGAAAGCACGATGGTATGCGTGGAAAAACTTCAACGGCTAGATTTATAAGACAATATATGTTGGAAAAAGCCGACTATAAATGCCAAAAATGTGGCTGGTCCGAAGTTAATAGTTTCACCGGCAAGATACCACTAGAGCTTTCTCATAAGGACGGAGATTTTACCAATAACAATCCAGACAATTTAGAAATAATCTGTCCCAACTGTCACTCTTTAACAGAGTCACACAAGGGCGCTAATAAGAAGGCCGGAAGGCCACGAAGTAAATATTATAGAGGTTTATAGGGTGAGGTGTCCGAGTGGCTGAAGGAACTGCTCTTGAAAAGCAGCGTACTGGAAGGTACCGTGGGTTCAAATCCCACCCTCACCGCTTCCGTAGCTTTTCTGGGGGGACAATGAAAAGAGTAATGATAGTAGACTGCATGAATATCTACCTGCGGTCGTATATAGTAGACCCTAGTCTTTCTACAAATGGGTCACCAATCGGAGGGTTTAAGGGTTTCCTAAAGACTCTTCAAAAGTTGTGTAGAGAGATAAAGCCTGACAAGGTTATTGTGGCGTGGGATTGTGGCGGCGGCTCTAGAAAGAGAAGAACTGTAAATAAGAATTATAAAGCAGGCCGCACACCTTTACGCCTAAATAGGGAAATTAGGCACTTGAGCCTCAGAGAGGAGGAAGACAACAAGATCTGGCAGCAGATTAGACTTTCCGAATATCTAAATCAATTGCCAATAATTCAATATTGTATTGAGGATGTGGAAGCTGACGACATCATCTCTTACGTTGCACAAAATAAGAGGCTTGCCGATTGGCAAAAGATAATTGTTTCAAGTGACAAAGACTTCTATCAGTTGTGTGATGACAGGACGATTATCTACAGGCCAACCCAAAAAGAAGTTCTCAATAAGTACACTATTGTAGAACAGTTTGGAATACATCCCAATAACTTTGCTCTAGCTAGAGCCATTGCAGGCGACCCCTCAGATAATTTGCCGGGGATACAGGGTGCTGGGTTAAAGACAATTTCTAAAAGATTTTCCTTTCTGTCCGAAGAGCATGACTATTTAATAACAGATATTATTGAGCACTGTGAAGACGTAGAAAAACCACTTCTTGTACACAAGAGGATCTTAGAAAACGAGCCTCTAATCAAAGAAAACTATAAGCTAATGCAGCTGTATAGTCCTTCTATTTCCCCAACGGTTAAGTCTCAGGTAAATTATGTATTAGAGAATAGTGACCTTGAACTTAACTTAACAGAGTTCAGAAAGATGATGATTATAGACGGCTTTGGCGAGTGGGATAACACTGAGCTTATGGCAACGATGAGAAAGATAGTTGCCAACCACAAGAAGTGAGTTATAAGGGGTAGGGAGGAAACATGAAACGAACAGATTTTAGCCACTTTGGCAAGAGTTTCCAAGAAAGTCTTTGCGTGCTGCTCCTAGAAGATAGGCCGTTCGCAGACCAGATCTTGGAGGTTTTTGATATTACATTCCTTGAATTAGGATTTCTTAGGCTTTTTGTGTCTAAGATTATCTCTTATAGAGATAAGTACGGGGTACACCCGACCAAAAAGGTGATGGCTACGATTCTCAAGTCTGACCTGGATAAAGAAAACCAGGCCATCCAGACTCAAGTGAGAGATTATTTTGCAAGGATGCAAGCAGCAGGAACCCTTAAGGATTCTGACTTTATCAAGGATAAGGCACTAGAGTTCTGCCGCAAGCAGAAGCTCAAGGGGGCTATGCTTAAGTCGGTTGATCTCATTCAAAGTTGCTCGTTCGATGAGATCTCAAAGATCATCAATGATGCACTTGTGCTGGGAAGCGACTCGAACTTTGGATACGATTATCTTAAGGACTTTGAGAAAAGGTTTGAACTGAAGGCACGTAATCCTATCTCTACCGGCTGGAAAGAGATTGATGGCATCTGTAAGAACGGCCTAGGCTCTGGTGAGCTAGGTGTTGTTATTGCACCTACTGGTGCTGGAAAGTCTATGGTTCTTACACACTTGGGAGCCCAAGCTCTTCTTAAGGGTGTAAATGTTATACACTACACTCTTGAGTTGAGCGAGACAACTATTGCTTCTAGGTATGACAGTTGCATCACTGGGGTTCCACTGGGGGATCTGTTCTCTTTCAAGGAGCTTATCTTTGATAAGGTCGAGACAGTGCAGGGTAAGCTTATTGTTAAGGAGTATCCTACAAAGTCCGCTTCTACAAGGACAATAAGAAACCATCTTGAAAAGTTAGCTAATCGTGGCATCGAGCCTGGCTTGATCATTGTTGATTACGGTGATCTACTCCGACCAGTTGTCGTGCGTAAGGAGAAAAGAACCGAGCTAGAGTCAATTTATGAAGAGCTTCGCGGTATAGGACAGGATTATGGGTGTCCTGTTTGGACCGCATCCCAGACTAATCGTTCTGGCTTGAACGCAGAGGTGATTACAATGGAATCTATCTCTGAAGCGTTTAGTAAGTGCTTTGTGGCCGACTTTATCTTTACTGTTTCAAGAACAGCAGATGACAAAGTTGCTAATTCTGGTAGAATTTATGTTGCAAAGAACAGAAATGGGCCTGATGGCCTAGTTTACCCCATATTTATGGACACCAGTAATGTTAAGATACGTGTTTTGCCTCCAAGTGATAATGAAGAAGACCAACTTACAGTCAAGACACAATCTGACATCCTGAAAGAGAAGTATAAGAAGTTTAGACAGCAAAGGGAGAATGCATAAAATGGAAATTTCATCAAGAATACTTTCGGATATTACCGTACACATGAAGTACGGCAAGTACAGAGACGATCTCTATCGTCGTGAAACCTTTTCGGAGATTGTAGATCGCAATAAGGCGATGCACATTAAGAAATACCCTCATCTTGCAGATGAGATCGAGGCAGCTTATCAATATGTTTATGATAAGAAGGTCTTACCTTCTATGAGGTCCATGCAATTCGGCGGAAAGCCAATTGAAGTGGCTCCAAACAGGGTTTTTAACTGTGCTTACATGCCTATTGACGACGCACGGGCTTTTGCAGAGGCTATGTTCCTTTTGTTGGGTGGGACTGGTGTAGGCTTCTCTGTGCAGAAGCACCATGTTGACAAGTTGCCCGAGATTAATCGCCCAAATGCAAAGAGAACACGCAGATACCTCATTAGTGACTCTATTGAGGGCTGGGCTGACGCAGTTAAGATGCTTATCTTCTCCTACTTTAATGGAACTTCGAAGTTACGTTTCGATTTCTCGGACATTAGGCCCAAGGGCAGTAGATTAGTAACATCTGGTGGCAAGGCTCCAGGCCCACAACCGCTAAAGGAGTGCCTTGTAAAAGTTGAGGGTATTCTTGATCGAAAGCAGAATGGTGAGAAGCTAACTCCTATTGAAGTACATGATATTGTCTGTCATGTCGCAGACGCAGTTTTAGCAGGCGGTATCCGTCGTGCTGCTCTCATCTCACTCTTCTCGGCTGATGACGATGAGATGATTGCTGCTAAGTCTGGCAACTGGTGGGAAACTAATCCGCAGCGTGGACGAGCAAACAACTCGGTTGTCCTAATGAGGCACAAGGTCACAAAGGAATTTTTCATGGACCTCTGGGCTCGTGTTAAGGCATCTGGTGCAGGGGAGCCTGGATTTTACTTTACATATGATAAAGACTGGGGCACAAACCCGTGTTGTGAAATCGCCCTACGACCTTATCAATTCTGTAATCTTACAGAGGTTAATGTCTCCAACGTAGAGAGTCAGGAGGATTATGAAGACCGCGTAAGGGCGGCATCCTTTATAGGAACTCTGCAGGCAAGCTACACCGACTTTCACTACCTACGACCAGTATGGCAGCGTAATACAGAAAAAGATGCACTTATTGGCGTCTCTATGACAGGTATCGCATCAGGAAAGGTTCTTAATCTAGACATGAAGGCAGCAGCAGAAGTGGTAAAGCAGGAGAATATCCGCGTTGCTGAAATGCTTGGTATCAAGCCAGCTGCTCGTACAACATGTGTAAAGCCAGCGGGCACCACCAGCTTAACGCTTGGGACTTCTTCTGGGATTCATGCTTGGCATAACGATTATTACATTCGTCGTGTCAGGGTCGGCAAGAACGAGGCAATTTACAACTACCTCTCAGAATTCCACCCAGAGCTTGTTGAGGATGAATATTTCCGGCCACATGACACAGCTGTGATCTCTGCGCCACAGAAGGCTCCAGAAGGTGCTATCACACGCTCTGAGAGCGCCCTGGAGATGCTTGAGAGAGTTAAGAAGGTCAGTGATCAATGGATCAGGACCGGACACCGTAAGGGCCAAAATACTCACAATGTGAGTGCCACTGTGACGATCCGCGAAGAAGAATGGGAGCCTGTCGGAGAATGGATGTGGGAAAATCGTGATTGCTACAACGGCCTTTCTGTTTTGCCACACTCTGATCACACTTATGTTCAGGCACCATTTGAAGACTGTGATAAAGAGACCTATGATAAGCTTATGGAAAGCCTTGTTAATGTTGATCTTACCAATGTTATTGAAGTTGAGGACAACACGGACCTACAAGGTGAGCTAGCGTGCGCGGGCGGATCCTGCGAAATTAAGTAATAATGCTTGACTTATTCACCCTCTAGTGTTACTTAATGCTAGAGAGGTGAAGAGTGAAGTTTAACCATCTTCTCCCCCGATGGGAACAAAAGCATAGATGTTCCGAAGGGGGACAGCATTATTACTTGCCAACTAGCCACATAGAGGCTACATTAGAGCATGTAGCCGTTCGTTTTCGTTGTAAGAAATGTGGACGTTTAACTACTGCATTTTTAGATGAACCAACTTACCAAACAAACAAAAAGATTATTAATAAATATGTAGGAGATGAAAATGATGACTTTGGAGCCTAAGGGGCCTTGGATTCAAGTTGAGCTTAGCTTTGATAAGGAAGAAGAAAATCCGTATTCTATTGCTTTACCGGAAGACTACCGCCCAACTGAGAAGCCTTACAAGGCTGTTTCTGTTGTAAGCGATCCATGTGGCGAATATGCTTATGGTGACGTTGTTGTTCTTCCGACACACATCATTCGTGAGATTGAGCTTTCTGAGAATAAACTTCACCTTGTTGAGCGAAACCACATTATGGCGGTTGTGAGGGCGGAATAATGAAAATGAACTGCTGGGACAGTGATCTCGAAGACCAGACTAGACGTGATTTGGAAGACTTGGAGAGATACCATCACAACGACCATCCAGGGTATTATGGCGGCAAAGACAACCCTTACGAAGCCATCAAGATTATTGAGGCATATAATCTAAACTTTTCTCTTGGAAATGTCATCAAGTATGTCCTCCGAGCAGGAAAGAAGAGCGACAGCGCCATTGAAGATCTTGAGAAAGCAGCACGCTACATCCAGTTTCAGATTGACTATTTAAGGAGAAATAACAATGTTTGATAGAGTTATTATTGACTACGGCCACGGCGGGATGATTGATGAGAAGTATCAGACACCAGGTGGCAAGCAATATCATTTTACGGAGCCCGAGGTTCTTTCTATATTTGAGGGTGTGTTTAATCGTGGCGTTGCTAGTAAGTTGATGACAATCCTGTCTGGCTTTGGAATCGAAGTCTTTGATTGTGTTGAGGATTGTTATGTCACAGAGACAGTGATGCCGGAAGAGCTTGAGCAGAGAGATGTATCTTTGACTACTCGCGTTAGGAACGCAAATCGAGAGAACAAGCGAGGCAAAACTCTGTTTATTTCTATTCATGCAAATGCGATTGGTAATTCTATTAGAGGCCCGTCGCAGTCTGCACGCGGAGCTTCCGTTTTTGTGTACAGGAACGCAGGCACTGCTGGAGAGATAGCTCAGAAGCTACTTAGCCGCTATTCTGAGACGAGCTTAAAGCCACGCAGGGTCGTGGAGAATAAGTCTTTCTACGTCCTCAGAAAGACGGCTATGCCCGCTCTACTCTCAGAGAATGGATTCTTTACAAACATTGATGACGCTAAATATCTCTTAACTGAGGAAGCACAATGGGAGATTGCTGACGCTCATTTCGATGCCATAAAAGATTTCCTTGACATCGAAGAGGGCAGTGGGTTAGTATAGAAACATGAGTGATCCAGACGCATACAGAACTAAGAGGGAGTGGCTTGTGGGAGACAAGATAACAGCAACGGTGCCAAGGGCAGCACTATTTAAAGAAGAGCCCAAGAGGAGCATTGAAATCTATGGAGACGGAATTGGACGGGTTGATTTGGTTGATCATATGGGTTCTGACCTCACTATTGTTAATAGTGCCCGCGTTTCTTTCGGAAAACACAAGGAGGAGTTAGATGGGAAAGATAGAAGACTGGTTAACTATTTGGTTAGACACAGGCACACCAGTACGTTCGAGCACAATGTTGCTACTTTCCGTTTTGTGGTTCCACTTTTTGTTAGGTCTCAGCATCACCGTCATCGTACTTGGAGTTACAACGAAATTTCTCGTAGATATACTGATGTGAACATCCAGTTCTACGAGCCAAAGGCTTTCAGAACACAACACAAGTCCAACCGACAGGCAAGCAACGCCGACGAGTTGATTGATCCAGAAGTTTGTGTACGTTGGACAGGTGATATGAAGACGGCATCCGAAGAAATGCGTATTCACCACGAAAATTCATTACATCTTTTCAACCAGTTGATCGAAGAAGGCGTTTGCCGGGAACAAGCAAGAGGCGTTCTACCACAGAACCTCTACACCGAGTATTATGGCACAGTCAACCTGAACAATCTTCTAAAGTTTATTGACCTTCGCACACACGAAGGGGCACAATGGGAGATAGTAAAAGTTGCTGAAGCCTGCCTAGAAATCGCTGAGGGCTTGTGGCCTGTCGCTGTTGGTGCTTATCGGAGAGCGAAGAATGAGTAAACAAGATCGTACAGGCACTCTTTGTACTCGATGTAAAGTCGGAAAGTATTTCGAGACGCGACTACAAGATGATTGGGAGGGAACTTTACACTGCACGTCGTGCAATCATTGTGTTCAGCGTTATCGCAGTAAGGAGAGCGAAGAATGAACATTCGCCAGACCCTTTTCCGCCTTGTTAATGCCGATAGTGCTGAGAGCTTAGAAGAGGTCAATGATATTCTTGAAGACATTATAGACGTTCTCATCGAGATGAATGGCCTAAAAAAGACTTGGTACACAGGAACCTCAGACACACATTTTGAGGAAAAGGAGAGCGAAGAATGAGCCTTGAAATCACAGTTTCCAAATCTGTGCATGATGCTATCAATAAAGAACTAAAAGTGTGGGAAGATGTATATGAGAGAGATGGTCATATTAGAAACGGGTCGTGGCTATCTGTCAGCGTAGGCTTACAAATTGTTGTTGCTGATGCTCTTATCTCCAGTAAGGAGTTCCAAGAGCTATCCGAAAGAAGAAAGTTAATCATGGCTTTCTCTATCGGGCAGGGGATAGAAGACGAGTTTAGAAAGTTTCAGTCAAGGGCTAGGGAGAGCGAGGAATGAGCGCTCCTAGATATTATCTTGAAGTTGGCTTGACAGGAACTGATTTCAAGTATAGAATGAAGCTGAAGACCAGAGTGGGAGATCACAAAGGCTTGCAACAAGAACTGGACAGATTTTCTGAAGTTGAGACTTGGGAGAAGTATTCAGAAAACTTTGTGAATAACTCTGGAGGTCTAGAAAAGATGGAAAGAGAGTGGAATAGGAACTACGCTAAACTTGTTGGTCACGACCATCACAACGTTAGAGCAGAAGGCTATTGGGAATTAGTGGAGAGCGAAGAATGAAGACTAACAGATTTTATCCAGTTGCTATTGCCTTAACCGAACAATGGGGTTGGATGGCTATCTACGAAGGATTTGATTTTCGCGGACTTACATTTGAAAAGGTCTTCTGGCTTTCGGAGCCTAGTGAAGAACTAGGAATGCAGGTGAGTATCTGCGAGAGGCCAGAACCTCTTGCCGGTGGTCCAAATATGTTGCTGCCCTCGATGTATAGAATGATGTCTGATATCAAGTGCGAGTTTGATATCGAAAAAATAAAGAGAGCGAAGAATGACCTATAAAGCATCTATGGAAATGGTCGGCTCCTGTGTCAAGGTAGAAGATGATGGGACAACAAGCGTCGTAAAGCACGTCCTCTTCACCGACACAGAGGGCAATGAGGTCAGATATCCTTGGCAAGCCTTGAAGGAAGTTGTTATAGAGTGGATGAAGGTGGAGAGCGAAGAACTTTTGCCTTGCGGACATCCCGTGACAGACGATTACGCATACAATGATCCAAACCCCGGCGCAACACACTTTTGCGTGAGTTGTGCGAAGGAAAGCGAAGAATGAATAAAAAAGTGTGCATACATGGGATTAATTTAGGCATTGCTTGCAATGAGTGCTCTCCTCCCTTTGTGCCGCCCACTAAGATTAGCGCCATCTGGCACAGCAAAGAATATGATATTCCTGTCGAAATAGTTCATTATCTAGGAGTGAGAGATGGTGAACGCTGGGTTCTTGTTGAGTCACACGGAAGTAGGACAGGAGTTCCTCTATCGGAATTAAAGGAAATTAAAATTGAAAGTGGTTGAAGACTATTTAAAGTTTCTTAAGGCTGCTATCAAACAAAAGGAGAAGAAATGATTTACGATGTATATACAGCAAGTTATTGCCCGTTCTGCGTAGAAGCAGTCAGCACTCTCGTTAGGCAGGGTTGCGATTTTCGTGTTTTTGACGTTACAGAGGACAAAGAGACGAGAGCGTCCCTTACCGAAGCAACAGGCTGTGAAACCCTTCCACAGATTTTTTGTGAAGGCGAGTTTATTGGAGGATGCTCAGATCTAAAGGTATATTTTTCAATTAAAAACAATGATAAAACATAATTATGGAACTATATTATGAGAGACTTGTTGTTGGAGGTAATCTAGAGGCTTTTTCTTATGCATATAGGAATAATTTGCCTGTCGTAAGCACAAGATTTGAATCTCCGTTTATGTATGATTACTTTCAGCCAAGTGCTGATCTGGGCCTTTTAAACTTAACCTCCCCAACCCAGCTTAGGTCAGCACTTGGCACAACAACAGTGGGGATACCAAAAGCTCAAGTTTGGCAAAAACTATTATTTCTTCTTTCCATATCAGGGAAGATTGTCTATGGTGATTCTGTTAGGTCCCTGACTGTAGAGGGTCATAAACTGTTTGTTAGCTGCGAAGGCGTCAAGAGAAGAGAGCTTGAATTTGGACAACTGATAATATTTGACGATAATGGCATTGTAGGGCTGCCTGCAATTAAAAAGCAGATAAAGCATAAAAGTATAGTCTATGATTGGGTTAATATTGTCTCTGGTGGAAAGCATGAGTATGATATACTTGAATATGACGACGACTTTGTTAAAACTGTCCATTTCTACCCATCCTACCGCAATTGCAACACTAAACAAAAAGATCTTGTTTGCGTTTCATACCTAACTGATGATGAAGTCCTTGACTTTTCCTTTTCTGGCACTTATGCTAAGTTTAAGTTACTAGATATAATGAAAGGTCTTGGTATAAGGGGCGCTAGAAACGGGCGTGACGTTAATGATCCTACAAAATACAAGTATTATGCTGTGAAGCTGGAGCCAACCAGCAGGTCAGTAGTCAAGAGGGTCAGGAACGAATACGAACAAGATGATAGATTCGTCTTTCCAAGCACAACGGTCGAAGATATCTTGTCAGGAGACCCAGTTGTAGATAGCTATATAGGGAGGTTAGCGGAGAGACTATGAGCAATTTTCATTTGGCAGGAATAATCCCCGTTCAGAAGAGCGATTTTAGCTTTAATTTTGAATGGCCGGATTGTATGATGCCGATATCCTCTAACCTGACTGCCATTGAAAGATCAGTCATGGAGTGTGCTTGGGCTGGGTGTGAAACTATCTGGATTGTCTGTAACGACGATATCTCACCTATTATTCGCCACAGGGTCGGGGAGTTGGTTCAAGACCCAGTGTGGCTTAGGCCAATGGACACCTACCCCTCAATGACAAGAAAGCCAATTCCAATTTTTTACGTTCCAATCCACCCAAAACACAGAGATAAGATAGATTCTTTTGGATGGAGCATAATCTACGGGGCGTTGTCTATATTCAAAATTTCTATTAAAATGAGTAGGTGGCTGGTGCCGGGAAGATACTACGTTTCTTTCCCGTACTCCGTTTACGACCCAAGCATAGTGAGGGAGCACCGCCTAGACATATCCAGTACTACCGGATTTTGCCTGAGCCATGAGGGTAAGACAATAAAAGACGGATACAAGTTGGGCTTTACCTTTGACAAACATGATTTTGTCAAATATAGAAGAGTCATACGAAAAGAAGGGACAGGGCTCTACAAAGCGCCGACAGAAGGGCTTTACCCTAGAGAAAAACACCCTATAGGGCAAAGGCATACTGCCAGGTTTTTCCCATTGGAAAAAATATTTGCTCCAACTAACCTAGATAAGTCTAAGGTGGTTGATTTGCCGTGGTCTTATCCAATTGACAATTGGGATCAGTATGTTAAATGGATGGGGTCAGAACATCAGAGCCTCATACAGAGGCCAAACAAGCTTTTTCTTTCGTATAGAGAATGGAACGATATAGGGGTGGACAACGATGAACAGTAGTAAGATTGATTTTGTTAATTTGCATGGCCACTCAGTGGCAGGGTCTATCTTTGATGGACTAGGGTTTCCGCAGGACCACATGGATTTTGCTTATGAGAATGGCTGCAAAGCACTAGCTCTAACAGACCATGGCAACATGAACGGCCTGTCCTGGCAGGTCTTGCATGGAAAGAAGATGAAGAGCGAAGGAAAAGACTTTAAGCCAATCTATGGCGTAGAAGCTTATTTCGTGCCTTCTATCTCTGAATGGCGCGAGGAGTATGAGAATACCCTGAAAGATAAGAAGAAGGCTAGAGCCATTAAGAAGGGCGACACCAGCGGAGCCACAGTAGAGGACGAGTCAGAATCCAAGAAAAGCTCTAAGAACATTCTTAACCGACGCAGACACCTTGTTCTTCTTGCACAAAATCAAACCGGCTTGAATAATCTATTTAAGATGGTCTCAGAGTCCTACACCCCAGAAAACTTTTATCGCTACCCTCGTATTGATTTTGAGATTCTAGAGAAGTATTCTGAGGGTGTTATTGCCTCTTCTGCGTGCCTTGGTGGAGTCTACGCAGGCTGCCTATGGGAAAACCGTGAGGCAGGGGAGGAGGCCATCCTAGGCGCTATGAGGGAGATTACTGAGCGCATGGTGTCGATCTTTGGAGATCGTTGGTATGGAGAGCTACAATGGAACAACGTACCAGAGCAGCATGAACTGAATAAGTATATTATTCAAATGCATAGGGAGTATGGGATCAAGCTCATCTCAACTGCCGACTCTCACTATCCAGACCCTGAAGCTTGGAAGGATAGAGAGCTATACCGTCGCTTGGGCTGGCTTGGCAAGGGTCGTCCGTCTTGGGCGGAAGACGGAGATCTGCCAATCTCTGTTGATGAGATCGGCTATGAGCTTTACCCTAAGAACGGTGACCAGATGTGGCAGTCCTATAAGAAGTATTCTGAAGAGTGCGGGGTCACCTACAATGACAGGCTTGTTCTGCGCTCTATTCTTGAGACGTGTGACATTGCGTTTAATAGGATTGAAGACTTCTTTCCTGACAACACAGTTCGGCTACCAGACTTTGTTATTCCTGTTGGGGAAACGGCAGACACCGCCCTAGAGAAGTTCTGCCTAGAGGGGCTTAGAACCAAGAGTTTGCACACAAACACAGAGTATACAAATCGCCTAAGACACGAGCTTAGTGTCATCAGCGACCGTGGCTTTTCGAAGTACTTCTTAACTATGAAGCAGATTACCGATGTAGCAAATGACATGATGCTAACCGGTCCAGGGCGCGGTTCAGCAGCTGGCTCACTAGTTGCATATGCTCTTGACATCACACAAATTGACCCAATCAAGTACGGGCTGCTCTTTTCTCGGTTCTTACGTTCAGATGCCAAGGACTACCCAGACATTGATTATGATGTGTCTGAGCCAATGATTCTTAAGGAAACTCTGGTTGAGAAGTGGGGTGACAACGTTGTTGCTCCAATTTCAAACTGGAATACGCTACAACTTAAGTCTCTAGTTAAAGACATCTCCAAGCTCTACGGCATTCCGTTTACAGAGGTAAACACAGTTACCGGGAGAATGATGCAGGAAGCAACAGGTCCAGCGAAGGAGAAGCATGGCATTAAGTCTGGAGTTTATACGCCAACTTTTGACGAAGTTATGGAGTTCTCCCCTAGTCTGCAGAAGTTTTTGCTAACATACCCGCATGTTGCTCATCACATTGATGCACTCTACGGACAGGTACGCTCTTGTTCTAGACATGCGGGTGGGGTCGTGATTGCTGAAGACCTTGACTTCCACATGCCACTTATATCCTCAAAGAATGTGCGACAGACTCCGTGGTCAGAGGGGCAAAACGTGCGGCACCTGGAGCCTATGGGCTTCATTAAGTATGATATCCTTGGGCTCTCTACTTTGAGGATGATCGAAGGAGCGATTGCTCACATTCTTCAAAGGCATCACGGTATTGAAAAGCCCACATTCAAGGACATTAAGCGCTACTATGACACAAACCTGCATCCAGACGTAGTGGACTTGAATGACCAGGAGGTATATAAGAACATCTTCCACTCTGGGAAGTGGGCCGGGGTTTTCCAGTTCACAGAAGACGGAGCACAAAAGTTTTGTGTTCAAGCTAAGCCAAGTAGCATCATTGATATCGCTGCAATTACTTCCATCTACCGACCAGGCCCACTTGCGGCTAATGTAGACAAGGATTACTTGGAGGCAAAGGACAAGCCGCAATATGTTAAGTATATTAACGATGTCCACCACGAAGTAACGGGCGAAACATACGGATTTCTTATCTTCCAAGAGCAGATTGCGCTCTTGGCTCATAGGCTTGGCAAAGACCTTACTCTAGACGAAGGCAATAAGCTTCGCAAGCTGCTTACTAAGAAGGGCACCGGCAAGGAAGCAGAAGCAAAGAATAAGCTACGTAAGAAGTTTGTTGACGGATGCGTTGAGGGTGGTATGAAGAAGAGCACTGGTGACAGACTCTGGGAGACTTTCGAGTATTTCTCCGGCTATGGCTTCAATAAGTCGCATGCAGTTTCTTATTCTGTCCTGTCTTTCCAGTGTGCTTGGCTTCTAAACTACTACCCAGCAGAGTGGATGGCAGCCTTCTTAGACAAGGAGCCAGAGTCTAGGAAGGAGAGTGCTCTGAGCACTGCCAAGTATTTTGGTTTCGATATCGAGCCGCTGAACATTAATACTTCTGGGAATGTGTGGGGTATTTCTAAGTCAGGCAAGACCTTGATTCAGCCTCTTAGCTCTATTAAAGGCTTGGGGGATGCCGCAATCCAGCAGATTATCAATAATCGACCATTCGACAACATTGAAGACTTCTTGTTCAACGAGAACGTAGTATATTCAAAGCTCAACAAGAAGTGTCTAGATGTGCTTGTTAGGTCAGAGGCTCTCGATACATTCATGGATAAAAGATTCACTGGGCGCAAGCACTTCTGGTCGGCTATCGCCGTGGATAGGCCAAGAAACAAGAAGAAGCTAAACCAAAATATCGAAACTTATGCTCCGGAAGAACACTTCTCATTTGAGCAAGAGATCGAAAACATTGTTTCCCTAACTGGACGATTTCCGTTTGAAAGGGTTGTCGAGGAGGAGGTCCTAGAAGGTCTTAGAAGAAATTGTATTCCACCAATCTCCGAATTCGATCCAGACCTGTCTGTTTGTTGGGCTGTACCTAGAAATGTCAAAGAAAAAACAACTAGAGCCGGTAAGAAGTATTACGAGATAGAGCTTACCGACAGCAACTCTATCATGACCAAAATTCGATGCTGGGGTATAGACCCAGCAAAGGGGGATAAGATAGTTAAGAACGTTCCCTACTTGATCAGGCCAGACCATAGCCTAGAATGGGGCTTCTCCACTCGTGGTAAGATATCCGACCGTTGGAAGATGTTGGGTTGACAAGTTAGGCCACTGTGTTAAGATAGAGATGAGAGGTGAGCATGAACATTTTTGGCATCGAAGGTAATGGTAAGGATATTGATTGGGTGGAGTCTGCCAAGTCGCAGGACAACTATAGAGTGGTCAAGATGATTCTAGAGTCGTGTCAGATGCTCTGCACGAACCTGAACCACTTGTATGGGGAGCAGGTCGCTCCATACCGTAGCTGTCATTTGAACCACCCGAGCACGAAGTGGGCAAGAGAAAGCTCCGCTAATTTTTTGTCACTTGTGGAGCATACCGAGGCTATGCTTGCGGAGTATAAACTACGCTTCAACAACAGGACACACAAGTGTGAGGCAGTGCTCAAGCGTTGTATGGAGTTGTTTGACAAGAATTTGTTTGACAAGCACGACCCTACCCCGTTACCTTTGGCCATGCCAGACGAATACAAGTCCGAGAACATTGTAGAGTCTTACCGAAAGTTCTATGCTAGTAAGCCACGAGTTCGGTACCCAGAGAACAAGGTACCACTTTGGTTCAAGAAGTATCGTGGCGAGCAGCCATATGAGATTACAAACTAATAGGAGTTAAAATGTTTGATGATGAAATTGCCATTGTAGAAGAAGTACGCGACGAGAAGACGGAGAAGATGATTGAATATATTCGTAGCCTCAAGGCTATCGAGGATGCTATGGAACCCTATAAAGAGCAGAAGCGCGAGCTTCGTAAAGAGTTTAAGGAGCAGGGCTGGCTGTCTGGTGATGAGATCAGTTTGACAGTTAAAGCTTATCGTATGATGAAGTCTGAAGTTGATATTGATGAGCTAGTGAAGATTTACGATTCCCTTCGTGGAGG